AATCAGCTTTCATTTTTTCAATTCGAGGATCATCACATTTAATACTTTTAGGAAGTTTTACAGAATCAGTAATCACTTCTTTAGTTGCATCTAGAGTTTGTTCAACTAATTTATTAAACTGTTGTTGTATTATATCAACTCCTATAGCTGGTAATTTTGTTATTTCATCTAATGGTGGTGGTACTGCCATATTAATATGTATTTTTATTTATAAAATATTTAGAACTTAATAATTCTTGTAATTGTGTTTGTGCTTTTTCTGCATATTGAGTGTCAAGAAAAGAACCATATACCGATCCACATCGTACTAGTCCGCCTAACTGATTGAGTATATTTTGTAATATATTTAATAAAACATCACCATGCACCATTGATTCGGTAGCATCTTCTCCTCCTAATTTTATATCACCAGTCGAATTCAATATTATTCCCAATGGAGAATCAATAACTACTAAATCAGTTCGTGCTTTTAATATAACACGATCAGAAACACCTAATAGTTGTGAACCTATATAATTAGTTTCATTTCCAGCTGGAGTTATAGCCCCAGTTAATGAATTAGGTTGTTCATTACTTCCTAGTACCAAAGGTATCTTTTGTGTGCTAGTTAAATATAATGAAGACTTATCTGTGTTTATATCTTCAGTTACAAATTGTTTATCTTCCTTATAGTTTCTTCCATTAGAAAGAATAAGAATTGGATCTCCATTGTTATTACCACGCCAATTTCCTGATTCAGAATAATCATCTTTGAAATCTATAGTACTACTAAATCGTATACTATTACCAAAACGACCTTCCATCATTAAATCACCACGATATGGTTGTAAAGGCGATACTTTATAATTTTCTTCTTCAAATTTTTCGTCTAACACCAATTCTTCGTTAACTGTTGGTAGAATATTATTATTAATATTGGAACTTACTGCAATTGGTAACATGTAATACCATTGTGGATATGTTTCATCTAAAGTAGATTCATGATTAAACGTTTGAAATATAAGAACAGATTCGCCAGGAATTGGTATCTGTTTAATATTAGTATTAGCTGGTTTAACATTTTTTATATTTTGTGGACGACCATTTAATGAATATTGAACATCTATTGCAAATAACATATCTGCACCAGTTATTGAATCTTCAGTTTTACCTATAGGATACTCATCATCTTCATTACGTTTATATGTATCACCAACACTTTCTTTTTGCTTTACTTCAGCTACATATAAAACAGCATCAAATAATCCATCATGATTTGGCATTAGTATCCCTTAACTTTGATTTTGCTTCTGCAATTTTTTGATTAATTTCACGTTCTTCTTCTGCAATCTTTTCAATTTCATCTTCTAATTCATGTGAAAGAGTTGTTTCTGCAATATTAATTAATTGTTGTTTTTCTTCATCTGATAGCAGTGAGTCAGCACCTGTTATAGTTTGTGTAGTAGATATATAACGTTGAACTATAGCAGTTAATTTAACTAGATGATCATCATTCTTAACGGCAACATCTAAATATTCTTTTATTAATGGTACTATAATAGTAGCATCTGATGCATTACGAATTAATGGTTGTAACTGAGATATGAGTTGATTTATCTGCCTATCCTTCTTTTTGGAATTGTGATAAACATCATGCATAAGGTCAGCAAAACTGGTTCCTTTAAATATTTCATCATTTCTATCCATAGGTATCCTTTAATAATAAATATTAAAAAGGTAAATTCATGAAATTGTTGTTTGCATATTCACGAAATTTAGTTTCATAAAGATTTTTCAATGTTTTAACAACTCTAGTTACATTGGTAGTTGGAAGGCCCGTACGTTCTCTAATAAAAATATAAAGTGCCTTTTTATTAAACTCTTCTATATTAATACGTTCTTCAAATAAATGCAAAACAGAATCAGCAACATGTATATCAGTTGGGTTAGTAAATATAAAATTTAAATTGTCATATGAATATTCAACAAACTCATCCATAAAATATTTTACAACTTCTCGCATATCATCGTTATGCATTTCTGTTGGGATATTTCTTTGTTCATCAACATCAATTGGTTCTCTATTTTGTTTTACTTTAACATATGCTTTTTGATTTCAGCAATAAGATAATTAAAAGAAGTTCTAGTATAATACGAATAAGATTTTCCAGCATGGGGTTTAAATTTATCTAATCTAGCTGTTAAATACGTAACAAGATCTGTTTGTAAATCCTGAAATGAACACTTATTTAAAATATACGTTGGCTTCATTTTATTAATTAGATTTTCTGCTAATTTTAAAAATGGAGGATAGATAAATCTTCGATATATTTTTTCTCGTTGCACTGAACTATCTGACTTATTATACGCACATATAGCTACGTCTTGAATCTTTGTGTAATAGTTATTACTTTTTTTCTTCTTCCTCGGCATCAAATTCCTCTTTTAGTTGGTCTATTACTTCTTTTAATAATGAAAATGTTGTACCAGCTTCATCATCTTTTTCAAATGCTCCGATACGATCAATTTGTTTCATTGTATTATACGTTTGTGTAATTCGTTTATACATGTATTGATTTGTGTCTGCTACTGAGTCATAATAATCTTCAGAGTCAGTAATTAATCCTGCTAACACATAAGCTCGATACGCAAAATAAACGGTACCAGAAAGGAATAATGTTGTTAATATACTTAATATAATCATGACATATCTTTGAATATATCCGCAATAGAACTACCTATATTTGGATTGTTTTCTGCTAAGTTTTTCATAGCAGTGCTTTTAGTTGATTTACTTTTTTCTGAAACAGTCTTTGGTGTTCCGGCTTTATGATTTCTCCATTGCTCATATTCTATTTGAGCCGCCATATGATCACCATGATGTAAAATAATAGCCATATTAGTTTTTAATTTAGCTTGTGCTGATCTTGCAATAAAATATGGTTTATTTGAATCATCATACATTCCATCATGAATCTTAATAGATTGATACTCGTTCCATGACATTGATACTCCATGTTCTTGTAACAACCAAATAGATAGATCTGGTACCATAGTGAAAGGAATATTTTCATTGTGCTTATATAACCTTCCCATATTCTTTCGATGCCAATCTGATGTTTCTATTTGATACACTTCATTACCATCTCCCGGAAATCCTACTTTACCTAGATCATGATGCATTGCTGCAAACATTAATTCTTCTTTAGTATATCCGGACATATCTGCACCTAGATGAAACCAAACGTCATACAATGTTTCCGTGCAATCCATTACTCGCAGTACGTGGTCTATATAACCTCCTGCGAATGCGTTATGGAAATGTGCCATTGAAGAAGCTGGCATCATTGCCAATCGATCTTCAAAATCATCATACATTTTATTTAATTGATCTTTTCTGGTAGGGAACAAGTCATTGACTCTGTCTCGATACATTTCCCAATTCTGTTTTATCTTTTCTGCTTCTAACATAATATTATTATATTAAATTATTTTCGTAATTCCAATACCTTACCGGTAACTAGGTCATGTGTNCATTTCCAACATGTAACTGCTACGGTTCTAGCATCAACTCTTTCTGAAACACGATTACANTATTTACACTGCAGTTTCTTATATCCTAGATTGGATTTTGTAACTTTTGATTTTCTCATGATATAACTTTTGTTTTGGGATTCTTAATAGGTTTTTGTTTTTCTTTATAAATATCAGTAGTTAATTCAGTAATCTTATTAGTTAACTCTTCATTGTCATGTTGCAATGTTTGTATAGTTAAATTATCTTTTTGTGTTAAATTTATTAATTGTTTATTTTTCTTTTTAAGAATATTAGTTTCATCAATAACTTCAGATAATTTATCATCAATAACTTTAGATACATCTTCTTCAGCAACTTCTACAACTTCATCTATAGGTTTAAATAATCGATTTGCTGCTATTAATAGCATAATAGCTAACGGATCAAAAACAAAAATAAAAAGTAATATAAACCAATTAACAACTATATCAACTGATTGGTTTACTTGTTGTGCTACATATTTAATCGGTCCTACTTCGGCCGAAACTTTGGAATCTATTTGTAACTTTAGCATTTGTTGATCTAGATTACTAACAGAGTCAGAATATGCAATTTCCATGGTATATAGGTTATCTCTGCGTGTTATTGTCTGATCTAAACGCTTTTCCAATACACGTCTTGTTGCAGATGAAGTTGTTGTGATAACTTGGCCTTCTGAGTTAGTGTATTGAATAACATTGTTAGAAAGCCCGGCTGTTAACTGTGAAATATTTTTATTTAATGATTCCTTTTCTGCACGAACATCACCACTAGAAGTTTGATATCTTTCTTTTTTTAATTGTAAAACTGATATTTTAGATTCTTGATTCTTAAGTTCATATGCTGTTTCTTGATATGCTGAAACTAAAAATCCATATATACCTAAAGATGTTATACACATCAATATAAATACAGCTGTAACTAAATACGTCTTTAAAAGAAAAGAAATTGATTTCCATTGACGATGCAGATATGAAGCTGTTATTAGTTTAGATACT